TGTAACCTGTACCATTGCTTTTTACTGTTAAAGTATCACACACATTTCCTATACCTCTTAATGTGCATTGAATATTAATACTTTGACTATCACTATCATTTGTAACAGTAATTTTAGGATTGTTAATATCCTTAATAGCAACGGGATTGGTTGGTGTAGGTATTGCACTCTGAGTTGATTTACCGTACAAAGTTAACCCAACAATGTTACAATCACTACTGTCATTAAGCACAATGCTAGTTGACTTATCTGTTGTGGCTTTAATTGAATTTTGATTGATTAAAGCTGAGTTAATTGCAATATCTGTAACACACTTATCAATAGCAGTAGTATTAGCTTTGATAGATTTTGTGTTGTCTGCAATTGCTTTATCTGTTGCAGTTTTATAAGTGTTAAAATCAGTAGTATCCACTTTGCTATTAACTGCATTATCATTACTAGTTTTATAGCTATTAAAATCAGCTTTCAAAATTTCAATATCTGATAGAGGTGTTTCTAACTTACTGTTCACATAGTCAAATACTGCTTTGGTGTCAGGATAATAGTCTAAACTGGGATGTGTAATCACACTTACCTTATTAGATACATTTTCTTTAGTTTCTAACTTGGTATTGATTTCATCAACACTGTTATTAAAATTCTGCCTATCAGTATTTGCCTGTTCAACAATGCTATTAGCTTTGTCAGTTAGTGCTTGTACATCTGTTTTGTGCTGAGCTTCAATACTTGTTGCTCTGTTCTCCCAATCAGACTTATCTGCATCTGCTTGTTTCTTTAGCGACTTAATAGCACTTGCTAATAGTTCATTTACATTGATGAAGTTATCATCATTTGAGTAAACAATACTAACACCTGATGGTACTGAACCACTTACAATATCCACATTGCCAACTGTGTTATCAATATAAATTGTCTTTAGTGAGGTACATCCACTAAAAGCACCATTATTAATTTTTGTAACATTATCTGCAACAAAGACTGTTACAATATCTGTCTGACTTGTTGCAAAGCTACCTGCACCCAATGCATCTGTTTGTCTTGTATTCTTCAACACATTGTCTGCTGTAAAGGTTGCAGAAAAATTGAACCTAGTACCTTGTATAGCTTTAGCTATATTCTCATCCATTTGGTTCAAATTTTCTGCATTGATTGGTGTTTGTTTACTAGGACTATTCTCCCAATTAATTAAGTTGTAGCCCATTGTTTATCATCATCTCCTTGATATTCTGAACTTTCTGTACTTACTTGAACTGTAATGCCAACTGTTCCGGATAAAGTTCTGTTAAAAATTGTACTTGTAATTGTTGGAGTGTCCTCTACTCCTGTATTTAACTGTATAGTATCACCAGGTTCTAGCCACCAACGGTCAAACAGGTTAACGCTAAAAGGTCGGTATTCATAGAACATCCATCCACCATAAACAGCACCTGAGGGTCTTATAAATTTACTAACAAGAGTTTTCTCTGTATTACAAGAGATAAATTTGTTATCACCGTCATAATAATTTTGCTTACCTGATGTGGCTACTATATTTTCTGTGTAAGTCTTGTCCTTGCTGTACTTAAATCTTGCTTTAGTTATCTTAGCAACTGTGTAATCTTCAAAATTCAAGTCTGTATAATAGCCAACAGTATAAACATCTGTTACATCCTTTTCTTGTGGTAATTTCTTAAACTTAATATTTCCTTCCCCATCACAAAAAGCAAACTCTGCAGAACACTCACACAAATCTTGAAGTAAATTAAGTACTGTTAATTTACCGTTATAAACTTCTTTTACAATCGTAGCTGATAAAGAAAGTTTTTTATCATCTTCACTACCATAAAAGTTACTGTCAACAATAAGACCTTTTTCTTCGCACATATCAATTACACATTCTTTTAAATCTTTAATTGTTGCATTTGGAGAATAAGTTGCAAAACCAAAGAACCAAGTGTAAATATTAATTTTACAGGCTAGATAAAAGTTATCATAAGCAGTAACTTCTTTAATAGTTTTATTCTGTTGCCTTTTTGCACTATCAATGGTTCCGGTAAAGATACAAGCTGACTTATCTACTACTTTACAAGGATAAAGTTCACCGGATGGGTACAAGTCTTTTGACGGATAAACATTATCCAAATAACTTTGCTTTATGTACACTTTGATTTCTCTACCTACTAGTTGCTCCTTAAAATTAATAGTGCTAAAAGTAAGTTGTGACGATATACACCCACCAAAACGGAGTGTGCTATCGTCACAAATAGAATTAGTTAATTCAAGGCTGTCAAATACAATATTTTCATTTGGTAAAATGCTTTTTGTATCTGTAAAGATAATCTGAATATTTCTTGATATTGTATTTTCCAGAAGTTTCTTCTTAATTTCAAGGTCCTCAGCTTTATTCTCGCTAAACATATACATACTACATCACCTCAGTATTCAATCAATTCAAATGTAATAGGGTTGTACTGTATGTCATTTGATGATGCATCCATTACTGAAAATTCCACATCAGGAATATAGAAATAACCTTCCTTGTATTTGTTTTCTTCATCATTCCAATATTCAACCTTACACTTTCTCTGTGTAGAATTTACAATACCTTTATTGATAATATTCTGTATCTTAATCTTGTCATCAAGAAAAAGAATATGAGTGGAAAAAGTTATATTAGTTTTGTGGTTTGATAAAGTTTTTCTTTGCAAGTCACCGTTATTATCTCTTTCAGCAGATACTTCCATTCTTTGGTTTGGCGTAGTGGAATACTCAGCAATACACTTATTAGGAAATATGTTTTTATTAAATGCAATTAGATAACCTTTATAGTTCGCCATATATAACCACCTACCTTATACAAATGCTGACTTACCGTTATGCCTTTTCTTGTACATTTCATTCTGCTTAACAATCTCTTTGAAAATGTCGCTACCGTTAATTTTTGCAACAAATTCATATGTATTGCCACCTTTATTTCTAAAGATAATAAACATTTCATACATTCTCTTTAGATACAGTAAAATCTGTGAAAGTATCTCTGTGTCCCCATTGTCTGAACTTTCCTGAATCATACCTTTAAGTTTATTAAGAGGTGAAACTACTTCAGGGTTACCAGAGGATGCACCCATATTGTCACCTACTACTGCTAAGGTTGGAGCTTTTACAAGACCACCTTTTGCAAGATGAGGAATTAACGGAACTTTTTCAGGCATGGAAAAATTCCAATCTTGACCAAACACATCACCTATTGCACCGGCAATACCGCCGACAGCATTTACAATAGCAGATACTGCATTATAAATACCAGTCCAAAGCATATTAATACCATCAATAATTAAATTGATAACACCCTTGATTATGCCCCAAATGCCGTCCCAAATTCCTTTAAAAAAGTCTTTGATACCGTTCCAAGCCTTTTTCCAATCTCCAGTAAAAATACCTGTAATAAAGTCAAGCAAACCCCCAAGAGCATCTAAAATGCCACCGACAACATCACCAATTACAGTGAATACTGTGTTAAACACACCACCAATGGCCTTAAAGATATTTGTAAAAACAGGTCCAAAAGTTTTAACAAGAAAATTAACAATAGGTGATAAAAAGTTATTCCAAATTGCTGAAATACAATCCCCTAACTTTCCGAAAAATGAGACTGCCTTTTCAAAGATTGGTTTTAAGCAATTATCCCAGGCTGATTGAAAAATATCAACAATAGCGTCCCAGGCCGGTTTAATCCATTCGTTATAAACATTCATAAGAGTAGTACCAATATTTGTAAACATATCGCATATGTTACTAAACACAGATGAGCCGTCACTTTCCCACCATTCGGATAAGAAGATACCTATGTCACTAAAAACAGTACCCACTAAAGATAAAACATCAGCAATCTGCAATTGAATATTATCAAAAAATGTCCCAATAGTTTCACTATCCTGTTCAACCCATTCAACTAATTTTCCTGTTGCAATTTCAAAACTATCAGATACAATTGTACCAACTCCACCAGCTAAATCTGTAATACCTGATAGCAAATTAGATATTGCATTTTCCATAGTTGGTCTAACCCTATCAATGCTATCACCCAGTAGGTCAAATGCTCCGTCAAAGAAAGTTGATAAATTATCAAACCCATTTGAGAGGTGCGTACCAATAGTGTTGATAAATCCTATTATTTTTCCTTGATCCTTTGTAAGCCACTTACTAATACCACCTGTTAGGGTCTGTAATTGCTTACCTCCCACCTGAACTATACCACCAACAAATGAACCAACTGCTCCTAAAGCTGACTTGCTGACATTTTGTACTTGTCCTAAGTAAGCTTTGGCTATTGGTATTGATTTTTTAAAAATATTTTTGCAATTATTTCCAATAGCCGACCAATCGACTTTATCAATTCCCCTTTGTACTTTACTAAAAAAGTTTTCTAAACCACTTTCTTTATATAGTTTTGAAAAATTGAATTTGGGGTTAGTTTTATTATTGGAATTTGGCTTTTTCTTTGATGGTGTGTTGCCACCAGTAGCAGTAGAAGATGTATTATTACTAGAAGATGTATTACTATCGGTCTTTGTAAGCACATTTAGCTTATCAAAATTTGCAAGACTTCTTTCTGCCTTTTTCTTCGCTTTGGCATTGTTATTAATAGCTTTTGTGTTATTATCAACAGAAGTGGTTGCGTTATCTGCACCGGTTGACAGATTGTTCATACCGGCTGATGATTGTTCACTATTAGAATCACCAAAAATCTTCTTTGTAAGGTTTTCAAACCCACTAGCTACTTGTGATAGCTTTGTAACTATTTTTGTAAGAAAACCAAGCATAGGAGAAAATACATTATTTAACCCTCTGCCTAAAGTTTCTTGCATATCTCCAAAGCTATTTTTTAGTTGCTGAATTCTACCTGCAGGTGTATTTGCCAGAGCCTTATTCATATTACCTACATTATCAGTAATAACCTGAGAAAGCATTGCCGCTCTTTGTTCTTCGTTGCCATACTTTAAAACCTGTGCTTGTGCATCAGAAAATGTAATACCTACACGAGTAAGTGCAGAAGTTTGACCTTGCATTACTTTACCCATAAGATTGCCGATATTAACCATACTCTCAGATGTTACATTAACCCCATTTTGTTGTACTGCAAGATTATTCATTGCCGGCATTAGCTTTTTTAGTGCATCATCAGTTTTAAGGAAAGTTGATAACTGTTGTGCACCGGCAAGTTGAACTTCGTCCCCTACAACACCTGTTTCTTGTAAAGCTGATGCATAGTTTTTCACACTTGATATTGCTTTGTTACTTGCACTCATTCTCTGTCGCATAACTGTAGTTAGCTTTGTTTCAGCCTCTGTTTGAATATTTGCAGCAGATACACATTCTTTACTGAATCTAGTTATCATAGCAACACTAAAAGCAGTACCTACTACCTTTGCAATTTTGCCAAATGAATTTGAAATTTTACTACCAGCACTATTTATTTGTGCTTGAGTGCTATTAATAGAACTGCTAAATGCTTTAGAAATCTTTGTACCGGCATTATTAGCTTTTGTTTGGATGTTATTAAGTGACTTTTTAAAACTGGTGCTATTAAGTATTAAATCAATTCCAATTTGTCCTGCTGTTGTCATTAGCATACCTCCTTCCTAAAAATGGGTATAAAAATAGCGTACACCACTTGATGTACGCTAAATTCAAATAAAAATTATGCTGTTTTTAGATATAATAATCTAAATGTTTCTCTACCTTTAGGTGTAACAAGTGTTTGAGTGCCACACCATTTTGTTTTATCGTTATAAACTTCCTTTACTTCAAACAAACCATTATTCTTTTTAGCATAAGGCATAAGTTTTCCACGCTTATCACGATAAAGGTATTTCTTTTCAAGCAAGAAGTTGATAAAATCCTTTTGCTTGATTTCAAGTTGCTTAGCCGTTTCTCTTAGATTAGTCAAAAGATTTCTGTCAACTAATTCATCAAAATAATCAGCTTTAGGCTTCATTATTTGATTATTTACAGCCAATTCAGAATTAACTGCTTGTAGTTGCTTATTCTTGCTTTGTTCTTCTTTAAGAGCCGTAGCTAATTTGATAATTGTATCAGGGTTCAAAATTGCCTGTTCTATCGTTGCAGATGTCATATAAGCACCATGCTTTCTGATAGATGGAAGAACCTCAGATGTTACCCATCTCTTAAATTTCTTTGCAGTCGGTAGCTTACTTGATAAGATAAGACTATAAAGACCGGATTCATTGATTACAGTCATATTAGGATTACCTCGATTACCGTCGTGATTCACGACGGTATTCTTATCTTCATCATCAACATGTCTTGATAATGCATCTCTAATGTTGCTATAACCTAAAACAGTAGCCACATCTCTACCCACAAAATATGGTTCATTATCAATTTCAACTATTCTGATACTACCAAATTCAGAATTTTCAAAAGTTTGTATATCACTATTCATCATATCATTTTACCGCCTTTCTCATTTCAGCTTTAGTTGCTTTAGTACCTTGTGCATAACCAAAGTTAAAAGCATCACAAAGCATATCAAATAAACTCTTGTTGTTTGCATAAATATCGTTAAGATTAGCACAACTCATATCATAGTACGGATTAATAGTACCACGCACATTCTTAATAACTTCCATTGTGTTTTTTACACAAGCCATAAAAAAACTCCTATCAATTGTAATTTGACAGAAGTTTCCCTAAATGATATAATGAATTTCAGATAGGGTAACCTGTCGTGTATAACAGTAACCGTCCCCGACCAAAGCGACTGGTTACTGTTATTTTTTTATATCAGACTTTAATTTTAAAATTCCTATTCTGATAGCCTCAGCTTTTTCAACATTTTTTTCTTTGCAGTAGGCTTCTAAAATTTCTGTGTGCTTTTTGTCTAGCCTTACAGTAATTCTTGTATTTTTAGGATTTTCAGATTTAGGTCTGCCTGTTCGTGGACTCACTTTATCACCTCTCTTTTTTTGTCTGCCACTAAATACATTATAATATTTGTCAGCCAAAAAATCAAGAGGTTCTCTACTTTTTTTCGCGTTTACGCCTTTCGTTAATCTTTTCCAACACTTCAGCAATTTCATCATCAGTCAACTTATCTACTAAATCTGTAATAGGAGATTTAACATAAGCCTTATTCTTTTTCAAATCTTCAGTTACAACTTCTATCATATATTTTTGTAGTGTCATACCTTTTTTAGCTGAGTAGGTTTTCACAGAATAATGAAAGTCATCATCCACTCGTAATGTTATGTTTTTAATAGTTTTCACCTCCTGTTATGATAATAGCATGCATGCATGCTATTTGTCAAGAGGTTTTTTATAAAATTTTAGCCACTCTATTACAGAGTGGCTAATTTGTTTATTATATCATTTACGGTTTCCAATGACACTTCTTACATTCCGGGTCATTACTATATGTATTCATTGCATGGCAATTTGGACATTCCCACTTGTCATTCTTAGGCTTAGGAGTACCACAACCACAAGAACCAACATAGTTCTGATTGATTTTGCCACAATTAGGACACTTCCACTCATTGTGGGATGGTGTTCTATTTTCGTTAAAATCTTTTTTAAGTATCTTAACCTTTTCACTTTTTGCTCTTTCCATAGCTTTCAAATCTTCTAAATGCTCCAAGATTGTACCAATACCATAGAAAATAAGCACAAATAAAGCAGTTTCAATCCAAGTATAAATCATTGTAAAGAAACTAAAACCATCCAGTGCCTGATTACCAGTAACAATACCACCGATAATACCTAGAATAGCAAAAACAATTGCTACGGTTTTAAATACACTACTTTTCATTACCAAATTCTCCTTTTGTATTAATTCTACTACATTATACAACATAATGTGGTAAAAATCAACACTAAATTATGACATTTGAATAAAAACATTTTTCATATCATTAAGGAATTGTGTAGTTTCATCTAGTGATTTAGAATTAGCAAGTGTGGTATTTCTCTTTCTTCGGTATTCATTCCTTATACGCATTTGTGCCGGAGTGAAGTTTGATAGCATCTCTTTATCATCTTCTATCCTGATTTGTACAAGTCTTGCAAGGCTTGTATTGGGACCTAAACCGGATAATAAAGAAACAAACTCACTCCATGGCATTGTCCTAAATTCTTCTGAACGGATAGAGACCCCATATTCAGACCTAAAGGATGAAATTATTGTGTCAAAATCATCTATTAGGTCATATCCGGGGTCACTGTTTCCCCCTCATTATCTTCAACAGTACCTGCAACAAGCTCAACTGCTGACATAATGACTTGAGAGAAATCTTCAAGGTTAAGGTTCATTTTTTCAATTACTTTTCTGTCTTTCTCATTAAATAGAAGTTCAAAGAAATCATAAAGTTTACTTGGGGTTAAATCTTCAAGACTAGGTAAAATCTTTAGCATTGTTACTGCACTGTCATTTACTTCAAAAGTTTTGTCCTTAATCTTAATCTTTGGCTTTTCGTCAAAGTTAAGTTTGTCTGTAATATCAATAATTCTACTCATTATTATCACTCCTTACGCTGCCGGTGTTACTTTAGGCTTACCGTTTGACATAACTTCAAATTCAAGTGGTGCTACATCACCTGCTTCGCCACTACCGTTTGATGTTACATTGATAACTGCATTTGTAAATTCAACAGTAGTGCCATCCGGAAATGTCCATTTGAAATCTGTGTATAAATCTCTGCCATTTTTCATAGCCAAACCTGCAATATAATCGTTGCCCGGATCACCAACAGTACGCTTACCATTGGCAGTAATTGTAATACCCTTAGTAGTAGCTAATCTACTTGTCCAACCCTGCTGGTCAAAAGAATTCCAATCCTGAACACCATTATCAAATGCCACACTAAAACTTGTCATATTGGCAATATCGGCATATGTACCTGATGAACCGGTTGTCTTTACTTGAAACTGATTTTCATAACAAGGATAAACACCTGTTGTTTTTGCCATAATTAATCTTCCTTTCTTTCAAAAAATATTTTCATCTCAATAACTCTTTCGTACACCTCATTATCAGTACCCACATCTATTGGTTCAGGTGTCAGTAGCTGAATCAGATACACTTTAGAATTATTTATTGTAACATTCTTAATTGTGCGAAGTTTATTATACAGAGTTCTTGCACAAACCTCTGTTTCATTTGCATTATTATTCCAATGAATAAGCAATGATACTGCAATAACATCATAAGATAGTTCTGTGCCAACACCACGAAGAGGCTCACCACTGGTTTTTAGGGTGTATACACCGATAGATTTATCTTGCTTATAGTCAAGTCTGCCTATGTAAAAATGTTCTGCATTTATAATTGTTTTCAAGAAATCTCTTACATTTGCTAAAGTCATCATAAGCCTGTAAGCCTCCTATAAATCTTTTCAAAAGCTTCATTACAGAAGTTTTCCCTTGAACCACCCTTTAGCCAAGGGTCAAACCACTTACCACCGGCATTTTTATTGTTGGTTTTCTGAAAGTTAAATTCCGGATGATAATAAAGTCTTCTTGCATATGGAGTGCTTGAACTTATTGTAGTTTTCCCCTGTGCTGAATGTGAATAGTCAACAAATGTTGACTCATTTTGAAGGTTTCCTGTATCAAAGGGCATTACCTGTGCATTTTTTACTTCTGTCAAAAGTGCATCAGTAGTTTGTTCTAAAGCAGTTACAGTAGCTTTATCAAATTGCCTTATAACATTCATATTAAGTTTAACCTTAGAATTAACATTAATCACTACATCACATCCAATTCAACATAGTTTACTGTACCGTCAGGGTTTCTTCCTTTTGTACACTTAACAATTTCTCTTTTCACACCGTTTACTGTAACATATCCACTGCTAATGGAACTGTTAGGGCAAAAGTCAAAGGGTATCAGCAAAACACCTGTACACTCTACTTTCTTTTTATCACTTGTATATACAGTTTTAACTCTATCCTGATAATTACAGTACAGAGGTGCTAAAAACAATTTATCAGAGGGATATATACTGTCTGATGGATAAATAAACCTACATTCGTAAAGGATTTTAGGTGCACCATCTTCTGTTAATCCCTCATCATACACCACAACCTCACAAGGTGTTTTACAAAACTTTTTCAACACCAATCTGGGAAATTTCATATTATCACCTCATATTGTTGGATAACATAAACCTGTAGTTTTAAGCAAAGAATAAAGTTCTTGTGGAATAGCAACACCACTAACCACCATTAAATTCCAACAACTACCGAAAGTCATTGATGTACCGTTAATTGAGTAGCTTTGCAGATAGGTAGTAATCAATTCTTCATTTTCTCTATAAAAAGCAGTAAGTCTGCTATGGACTTCATTGATAACCTTTTTCTGAAAGTAGGTCAATTTGTCAAAATTGATACGGTTAAATGTTAGAATGTCAATGTGGTTAGCAGTAGTTATCTCTGTGTTATCATTAGTAATACTTCTAATGTAATCTACATACATAGCCTATTCCTTTTTAGAACTTGACTTTAGCTTTTTAAGTTCAGCTTTTAGCTTGGCATTTTCCTTTTCTACTGCACTAAACTTTTCAAGTGGTACTGTTTTACCGACACCATATTTTTTTAGTGTACCGTTATCCTCATACACATCATAGCCCTGTGCAAGATAAGCATTTGCCTCTGCTCCTGTGTTTACTGTATAGGACTTATTACCTTTAATAGCTTTCATCTAATCACCTCACATTAAGCCTCTGCGTGAATGATAACACCACTTTTTAGAAGTTCATCAATACCAAATGTACCGTTTACTTTTCTGTTCTGATACATATAATTGTCAGCAGTTCTACTGTCTGTACCGGGAGTAAACATTTTGATATATGCATACTTAACTCTTGAAACCTGTGCCTCTGGGTCAATAAGGATATAGTCAATCTGTTTTGCAGTACTATCTGCCTTACAACCGTCTGTAAAGTCAAATAGTGACTTCATTCTTGCACTAGGCACTTCTACAATCTTGTTAATATCATCAAGAGAACGAACTCTACGGTCGATACCTGAAGATGAACTAACTTCAAGTGTACGCTGAATACCCTCTGCATTTTTTAGTAACTTCTTATAACTTGGTGTTGCATATAGAATAACTCTATCAAGTGGCACACCTGCCTCTGCAAAGGCCTCTAGGTTATCGTCAAAGTCAGAAAGTACATTTGCACTTGTCAGTGCAGTTGTCTTAATCTTTGCATTTACTCTTTTAGCCTCTGTGTAAATCTTGCTATAAGTGTAACTGTCAAGTTCAGGAATAGCCTGTGTCTTTTCAAATCTATTCTGAATGTTACTGACAGTAACTACAAGATTTGTTTCATCAACATCAAGTGGGTCAACAGTGAACTCAATATCTCTGTCATGATCCAGTGTCTTTGTTTCATAGCCATTTGAATATGTACCTGAGTTAAAGCTACCACCTCTTGTATGGTCCTTGTAACCACTTACAGATAGCTTTGGAATTTTAATGTCTTTACCATTGACAATCTGAATGTCTGAATTTGAATGATATAGGTCATCACAAGTTAGTTCTTGACCATATAATTCTCTTAAAACATTACTGAAAATTGTTGCGTATTCTAATACTGCCATAATTTAATTACCTCATTTCTTTTATTTTTTTGTTTTGATACCAAAGATACCTCTCAAAGTATCTTCATCAGGGTTGTTGTTGTTACCACCATCACCACCGATTTTCTGTACACCTGCACCGTCATTAGATTGTTTCTTTAGTGCCGGTACTTCATCAAGCACCTTCTTGACAGCCTCTGAAAGTTTGTCATTATCAATCTTGCCGTCAGTAGTTGCACCGGAAAAATCAGCTAACTTTAGCACATATGGAACGCTTGAAACATCCACACCTTGCTTAATAACTTCAAGAGTTGCTACTTGGTTCACCTCTGCAATAAGTCTTGCATTATTGGCTGAATCAAGGTCTCTTTGCATTTGGTTAAAGTCAGGTGTATTCTGCTTTTTCTGTTCCTTAAATGTAGCAATAGCCTGTTGCATTTCATCAGCAGAAAGACCCTGTTGCTTAAAGTAAGACTTTAGAACTGTGTCCTCTGTTGCACTTTGTTTGCCACTGATAATACTTGCCAACTTATCATAATCAATAGTTGGTGCATTACTGCTTGGTTCATTGCCACTTGGTGGGTTGGTGTTTTGATTATTGTTTTGGTTGTTGTTTTGATTATTTGGTTCTGCCATTTTAATCATCCTTTCAGTTTTGTGGGTGTCTCCCAAAATACAGTTATAGAGTGTCTCTCATTTACAGTTGTACAGGTGTCTCCCGTAGTTTAATGTCTTCGGACAATAAATCAGACAATAAAAAAGCACTAACAAAAAGTTAGTGCTAAATTACTTCTTTGTTTCTTCTTTTGGCTTAGGTTCTG